CCAAATCTAGCCAACAAAGTCTGAGAAGTGAATGACAATGCTTCATCTGCACTAGCCCTGACTTCAGCTTCGTCTACAATATCGGATGTGTTAGTCAGTATGTCTTCGCTATTGGTTCCTATGTTTTCGCTATTTGTNGCTACGGAAGCTGAGAGTGTCGTTATTAGCTGACCCAAAGCACTATCGGCATTAGCTCTAGCAACGGCNTCNGTTGAAACTAGACCCGCATTTGTCGCTAGGTCTTGGTCGACAGTTTCGATTAATTCCCAATAAGTTGTATTTGTTGGCAAATTGCCTGTCGTGGAACCTTTGGCTTTATACAAGATCCCTAAGTAAACTACTTCATCGTTAACTACGTATGCCGTTGCTGCGTTATAAGTATCTTGGTTGCTGACTCCGAATCTTGCTAACAAAGTTTGAGAGGTCGCAGACAAGGCTGAATCTGCATTTGCTCTTGTTTGGGCTTCCGTTGAAACTAACGCCGCATTAACAGCCAAATCTTGATCTACTGTTTCAATCAGCTCCCAATAAGTTGCGTTGGTCGGTAGGTTCCCTGTCGTTGGGCCTTTTGCTCGATATAAGATACCTAAATAAACTACCTCATCATTAGTGGTATAGGCGGTTGCTGCGTTGTAGGTATCTTGATCGCTAACGCCAAACCGAGCTAATAACGTCTGCGAAGTAACAGACAAGGCTTCATCAGCGGCAGTTCTTGCGCTCGCTTCGGTAGCCACTTCTGCGCTGATTGCAGCACTAACGGTTTCTACCACAACCCAATAATTAGAGTTGGTCGGTAGGTTTCCTGTCGTTTCTTGCGTTGCTTTATAAAGCAATCCTGTATAAACAACTTCATCATTGGCAAGATATGTTGTTGCTGCGCTGTAAGTGTCAGCTTTACTAACGCCAAACCTTGCTCGTAATGTTTCGCCTGTATTAGTCAAAACAGAATCAGCCGAAGTTCTAGCCGCGGCTTCAGTGGTTATAGCGCCAGTATTTTGTCCCACTGTAAGGGTCAAGCTATCAATTCTGCCGCCCAATACTGTATCGGCATCGGCCCTGACTGACTGCTCGGTTGTTATGTTTCCTGTATTAGTTCCAACCGTGGCGGTCAATGAAACGATGCTTGAGCTCAACGCGCTGTCTGCGTCTGCTCGCGCAACTTGCTCGCTGAGAATCAAGGCTTGATTGCTGTCAATTAGAGCCAGCAATTCTGTTCTAGCCGTCGTGGTGGACACCCTCAGCTCCGTAACGTCAGCAGTTATGCTTGACTGGGCATAGGCCAAATCGGTTCTAAGCGATTCCCGTTGATTGTAAGCCGCAAGCAAATCCTTTAAGGATCGAATGTTGTCTTTGTCTAGCTGGTCTTTGAGGGTTATGGTATCTCGAACAGTTAATGTAATGCTCGCAGCGTCAAGCGCATCAATCTCAACTTCTGCAACCGATACCCTGTCATCCAAAGCAGTCAAATCTGTTTGGGATGCCTTGAGAGCAATCGCTGACGTATTTCCACTTATATCAATTTCGGCTTGATTTACCCTTGTATTGATCCCGCTGACTGTTGTTGAATCCGCTTTAAGCAAGATTGCCGCTTCGTTTGCGTCAATGTCGATTTCGGCTTGATTAACCTTTAGCTCAAGCGCATCCAAAGATGCCAAATCCGCAGAGTCTAATACCGCAGCAGCAATAGCATTGTTGACATAGGTTACAGATGCCTTGAGGTTAATCGCCGCTTCCGCAGCATCCAAATCAACTTCTACAGCAGAAAATCTAGTGTCCGTTTGGCTGGACAATGTTTCAACCGCTTGAATCGTTACCGCGCCAGTTGAAGGGTCAACGGTTATACCAGCGTCTCGAACAATACCCAACTGCTCGCTTTGCGTTGTTGCGAGCGTCAGCATTCTGGTAGCCACTAAATCAACGGTGTTCCCAATATCTTGGGTTTCATTGATGATGTGTTTACTGACGTTTGATCGGCCTTAACGTCAATGTCTAATTGTAAATCTGCAACTTCTAGGTCAAACGTTGTAGTGTCAACTTTCCCTGCTATAGTCGTCTGTAAAGGAACATTCAAAAAGTTGTAATCAATAATTCCTGCGGCAAAATCACCAGCGCCTAATTGAATCGTCGTGCCATTGCCTGCGCTAACCCATGCGCTTGCGTTGCCCGTTCTATCTACCGACCTGAGCCAATAATATCGCGTCAAGACCACGGTATAAGGGCCATCGATAAATGAGGTTCCACTTGTCGTTCCAATGACTACCGCATCGCCTTCCGTCGCAGTGTTAGCCCGTTTGATCTCGACATAACTAAAATCTGAATCGGTCGGGTTTGTCCACGCCAAATCAATCTGTTGAAAAGTCCCGCTGACGGATGGGCTGGTTGGCACTCCTGGCGCTGTCGTATCAACCGCTGGACTAATACCTGTGGTGGTTAAAGCCGTTGACCTTGCCCCAATTGTGTTGATCGACCTTACCGATATGGTGTAAGTCTGACCGCTGTTGAGGTTAAAAATATAATATTCAGGGCTTACTACCGTTGTCGTTTCGCTGTCGCCACCTGATGCCGTCCAAGTGATCTCATAACCAGTCACAAACGAATCGGTTGATGCCGTCCAGCTAACATCGATGCCAGAAGTCACCGAGCCATCCGCATTGGTTACAACTGAACCAGTGGCGACTAAACTGGTTGGCGGCAATACCGTAAACGGATCTGGAAGGTTGGTCGCTGGGTAATCTCGTTCTTCTATTGCAGTGTTGTATGGGTAAATGCCCGATTGATACTCAACCATGCTGACGCTGCAACCGCCGTCATAATTCATGGTCAATTCTTCAAGTTGGAAAGGCTTGGCAGACCATGCTGGCGTGTCATGCGTTACCGTTACAACATCGCCGACCGATAGCTGTAAAGCCTCGCTGGTCGTTTTAAATTGAACCCTGATGGCGTTCCGTGACCGCAACAAAATGATTCGGGCAAGATCTCGCGCTGAGTAGTAATTGGTGATGGTGTCGTTGTCAAAATTACCGACCAATAACGTGCCGCCGTCTTCGGCCAAATAAGTGGTTTCTTCGGTTGAGTCAGCGTCGGGCCAAATTGCGTCATCTGGCTCATAATCCAGCTCGTAATTTGGAAACTTGATAATGACTCGGTTGTATTTATCTTCTTTGCTTTCGCCCTTGATTCCTATGCCGCCGACGATATTGTCTTGGTCAAACGCGAATACGCTGGAAGCCGCCTTGTCAATTCTTAGGCTGTAGACCCCTTGGTTGTATGGCAAGAACCCACGGCAACCGTTAAGCATCATCTCAATATTGGAGAACAGCGTGGCATCCGTTTGGACAACGGCGTTGCACTCGAACAGCTTGCCAGTCGTCCCAGTCGTGTAGAAAGTAACCACCTCGTCGCAGTCTGTCGCCGCTTGCGAAAATGCGGTGTCGTCAATCTGCGCTGAGGTTAAGCCTTTGCCGTATCTGGCATTGGTCAAGTAGTCCCGAATACACAAAGCTGGGTTGTTGCTATAGGCGGTCGTTGAGTTNCTTGGGTCGAATACTTTTCGCCCTTGNACNACGCAAGTAATGTCTGGGATGTTAGAAAATACGTCTTGATCCCACTTGATNCGGAACGCGATATAAGCAACGCCCCTCAATCGGTGGGCAGAAGTCCAACCAGCATTAGCCTCAGTCAGCAGCGAGTCATAAGTTTGATCGTCTGTGCCAAGGTGGACGTTGTGCGTGACTAATCCGCTAAAGCGAGCGTCGGTGATTAATATATCGTCAAACTTGATTTGACTGACTGCGTTAATCTCGCCCTCGCATAGAACGTGCGCTATGTACAGATATTCGTTAGGGTCGCCGCCTGTTTCGTCTCGCGTAGATATGAAAACCCGCGTACCACCGACCCGCCTAGTTCCGTATATAACAGGGATTGGCTCAACATTGGATTCNTTGTTGAGCAATACGCCGCGCATAGCATCGGACGCTTTNCTGGCTTGCTTTTGGGCTTGCCTTGTCGCTACATAGCTGACACCAGCNCTAACCGCAAAGATCGTAGCTAATAACCACCACCCCATTATTCACGTCCCCATTTCAAATCTTTGATGGTCTTTGCTGCAAACTCAAAACCTAGATCGCCATCAAAATACAGTTGTTGCGTATTGTGGTTTGTTCGCCGCCCGTTTTCTTTCTCAAAGTCCTTCCAGTGCGAGGCAATCTCAACGGTCAAC